TATGCGCCACCGCTTACTTCTGTTCCACCACCAGTATCAGTTGGTGCTACAGTAAACAAAGCTACATGCAATGTTGATGGTGCTGTAAAAGCATTACCACCAAATACATGGTCTAAAACTTTATCTTCTAAATAATCGCTAAATCCAGACATTATTCATTTACTCCTAGTTTCTCATAAAATATGTTGTTTTCTTGCGTTGACCATAAGTTCTTTTTCTTGGTATCAAAGAACCTTTGCCAAACGCAGCTCTTTCTTGTTGCATACGCATTTCTTCTAAAGCTAATTCAAATTGGGCAGTAAACATTTGCACCCTTTGATCTTCCATTAAATAAATAGATGCTTGTTTTAATGCGCCATATAAATAAACATCAGGATGATTTGTTAAAACAAAATTACTGGTGTTCGAGTCGCTTAGTGCAGTAATTTTACCATAATAAGTTAATTGTAATGTGTATGAAGTGTCAGGTGTTGGAGCAAGTTCCAATGTATTGTCCACAATAGAAAAATACTTTGGTTGACCAGAAGAATTATCATTTGCTTTTCTGAATACGTCTAAAGATTCTATTGATTGTTGCATTAATGGAGAAAAATCATTTGAGGTTATTTCTATGTTGATAACTTCCAACCAGTCATCCGGTAAAGTTAAGTATTGGGAGTCTGCTGTTGCAGTTGCTCTCTTAATCATATTTTTATCTCTTAACTTTCTATTTATCTCTGATTCAGTAGTGTCAATAAAAATATCAATTTGCGAGGTCAAATCGCTTCTGTTTAAGTAATCCGCTATGTTTGTTTTAAGTTCGCTGTAATTCATACTCTACCGGGCCATATTCTAAATAATTTGTTATCTGGGTCATTCAGCCATTTTTTCCATTTCTTCTTATCTTTAGACCATCCCTCTCTTATCGCTTTCTGATATATTACCATAGGTATTTCTGCAACGTGCTTTAATTCTTTTGAGTTTTGTACCTCTGATAGATTTTTAACATTATCTAGTATCGGTTGAACATTTTGAGAACTGTGATAGATGTTTTTATCATCCTCTGTAACAAACTCACTCATGTACCCTGATTTGGTATCAATTATTGTTCTTTTTGCCATAATAATTTATTGAAGTGAGGGGCGTTACCGCCCCCCTTTTTCAACCTATGATGTTGATAAGTCGGCTGCTATTCCATGCGCCTTTTCATTTGATACTTCCAAACCATACTCAACAACAATCATTTTTGTCATTGCATCACCAATAGTGCTGATGTCGATAGTTTCAAAGTTTCTCAAATAAGCAACTTTTGCAAAATCAGGATCAACAAATAAAGCTGACCTTGCTCTGCTCAAGTTAGAAGGAATAACTTGTAGTTCACCAAAATCACCAGCGTAAATAGAAACTGATGCTTCTACAGTATTTGCATCAATCATTTGCCTTGCAGATGAACGACCAGTGAAACCAGATACAACACCTTTAACGTGAGGGCCAACAATAAGCATTGAAGGCTCACCACCATTTGTGTAAGCAAGTTGTTGTACTGATTTTAGGATAGTCTCAGTAAACGCACGCTGTGTACCATCAGTAGGTGCAGCACCATTTCCAGCTCCAGCTCCGTTAGTACCACGCGATACGTTAGTTTCTGTCCAAGTTTCAAAACCACCAGTTTGTCTTGCAGTGGTTGCATCACCAGTAGCTTTGGCTACTTTAGAAGTTAACGCAGTTTCCATATCTCGCTTTAGTGCTTTAGCCATGATAGCTAGTTGATGTGCCATTTCTGTTCTTTTCCCGGCTGCATCAGAAGCATTTTGCGTACCTGTTACAGTTGCATCTCTGCTTGAGATTTGACATACGTTACTTTCTCTAACTGTAGCAGTAGAAGCTGATCTTGATAGTTCAAAACCTTCCAACTGACCTGTTCCAGATGCAGTAGGTAAGGCTTCTGTTTGCCAATCAAATTGGACATTTTTTACATTTGTAGTGCCTATAGAACTCATAAAAGGCGTACTCATTGGAGAGATATTGTAGATAGTATCAGACAATGACTCTCTGTCAGAAGTCGCAGTATATGTGTCAAAGGCGTTTGTTACTTTAGCCATTTTTTATACCTTTAAATTAATTGTTCAAAAACTTTAGCTGCATCTTGCACTTTGCCAGATTTAGCTAATCTCATTTTTGCTTTTTTCACTGGTGTTGTTGTTTTTGGCTTATTGGATGTTCCAGGTCTAGCAACTTTCGATGCCTTTTTTTGGGTTGGTTTCTTCTTGGATGCTGCGACTTGTTTGCGGTATAGCATCCCATCTCGTAAACCAAGTAACACTCTATAATCTATCACCTGATTAACTTCATCTTGAGTAAACCCAAGTTCATTAACTGCGTAGTTTGTGATTGCGAGTTTCTCTTTTTGAGATTTCTCAACATCAGACCATTCAGGAATCCTTTCTTTTAATTGTTGATGACCGTACTCAACATATTTTTGGATTTGCTCTTGCTGCTTTTGCATTGCTTCATCTTGCAATCTTTTGTTTTCAGCTTTTGCTGCATCCAATTTTTTTCGTTTTTCATCCCAAACGTCTTTTTCACGAACATACCCAATAGGATCAGATTCGTACAGTGCTGCCCAATCTGGTTCGTTTTCCAATTCGCCATTTAAACTTGCCTCTAACTGAGGCAACAACTGAGCGTAAATAGCATCTTTTTTCGCTAACTCTGCTTGTTGGTCTTCAAAACTTTTACGTTTTTGTGCCAGTTCTTGAGTTTTGCGAGTATAGTCTTGTTGACGAGAGTATCCGTTTCTGAGTTCATCTAACGTAACCTCTTGTTCGACACCATCAATCTTAACAGTGTAAACATCAGGTTGTAGTTCTTCCTCTACTTCTGTTTGTTCTTCTAAAGACTGTTCTACTTCTTCCTCTCCTTCCTCAATGTCATCATCAACTTCAACTTCTGCTTCAGCCTCAACTTCGACCTCTTCTTCCATTTCTGTTTCAACAACATCTTCTGGAGATGCCTCTGTCTGCTCTGCTTGAACTTCCTCTGTTACTTCCTCAGTTGGAGTCAAAAGATTTTCAAAAGAACTTACAGTTTTATCTAACTCTGATTGTAATGCAATCGGTTTTCCGGTGTTGCTCATAATCACTCCTTAATTTTAAAAATTTTACCTAGTTAAATATAATTGTGCAATTTTTTAATTTGTGCTTTGTTAATCTTACCTTTTTCTACCAATATTCTCATGTGCCTTTCTACTTCTGGAAGAATATTTATTGCGTTATGTAATGTTTCTCTAAAATCAACATTACTCTCACCCTTACTATTCATCCATAGTGCAACATATTCTTGTTTTAAATTTTCTATAGCTTTTTTAAAAGTATCGCTTTTTAGGATTAGCTCTGCCTCATTTGATTGTAATATTTCCTCTCTAGTGGCCATATTTACCTCATTCTGTCTATCATTCTTTGCACATTAGTAAAGTCAAAAGGTCTATATTTGATTGGTTGTGCATCCACATTGTATTGAGGTTGCATTTCAAATCTTTCTGGCTCGGCATCGAACATAGCCATTTGTCCATCGGACATAGGTAATCCAGAACCAAACACAGGTGCGGGTGGTATTAAATCTCCTGATTGGATTAAATCTCTTACTCTCTGTGCTGCCATTTCTTCTTCTGGAGTAATTAATAGATTATCTCTTGGAGGTGTTGCCAAGCGTATATTGAACGCATCAATAAAAGGAATATTAGTAGGTGATGGTGCGGAGTCAGGTATCTCCATAGGCATATCCATTAACATACTAGGCTGAACTTGTGTTGATGTCATTTCTGGCATTGTTGTTGGTGCGGGCATTGGGGCTGCTTCCCTTACGGAAACTGGTACTCCATTTCGCATCACAAAACCTTCTGGAAACTCCTCTGAGTATCCTACACCTGGTGCTATCATATCAGCTACATTTTCCCCACCAGCTATTGATTGTGCAAATTGCAATCCAGAGCTAAATAAGGGATCTATTATTCTTTCTGCCATAAAATATTCCTTCTCTATCTTTTAAGTTAATTATTATTTGTTTTCCAATCTTCACCTAGAAATAATAATGATTCAGCTAATCTTCTTTTGACTAACCCATCATTTACCACCCCGGCACTTTTGTTCCAACGCTTCATTTGTTCTGGAACTTCATCATATTTTTTTTGATTTAATACTTTTAACATAGTGCTGGTTTTTAGATTGCCAGCACCTAAATTAAAAGTCCATGATACCAAAGCATCGAATTGATCTTGATTCAACTCAACTTGAGACAAACTTGTCACATGATCTTCAAAATCTTTTAAATCTTGTTGCAATAATGCTTCTGCTGTATCTTCGGTAATTTTCATATTCTCAATAACATTTCTTGTATGACCATAGCCTATAGTCAAAACATCAGCACTACATCGGTATGGTTCTAAACGACAACCCTCGAAATGTTTGATTAATTCTATACCTTTCTCTGATGTTTTCATGTTTAATGTAAAACCATTTTATATTCTGATTCCTCAAAATCACTAATTACTAAATCTAAGATACCAACTACATTACATCCATAATTTTCTGCTTTTGTTTCAGCATCAGAAAAAGAAGATGCAACTACTGGTGGGCCTTCATAGTATTTACCTTTGTACTTAAATTCTGTGATATAAACTTTCATTCATCTTTATCCTTAGAATTACTTGCACCAAAGTAAAATGATATAACAGCACTTGCCAAACCACCAAGATAACCTAACACTAGGTTAATTAATGCTTCACTGTTCTGTTCTGGTGGTTGAAGTGTTACTAAAAATATATAACCCATAAAACCACCAACAACAAATACACCCATAATGCGAGATGTCCAGTCTTTAGAAAACTTACCTCTTGCATCTTGTATGTCTTGAGTTTCGAGAGCGTATAAATCAACTTCTAGCTCTTTCATCTTTATTTCAAATTCAGCATCAATCTTTTTTAGTTCAGCCAGTTCTTTAGGCGTAGCTTGTTGTACTGCCTGTTCTATTTTTTTTGGTGTAGGTTCACAACCTAATGCCTCCGCAACCATATTGGCTGCCATGTTACCCATAGGACCACCAAGAGCTGTGCCAATTGTTGGTGCAACAGCACCTATAATGTTTTTGACAAACTTAAACTTCATTATACACCAACTTTTTTCATTGCTAGTTTGTGTGATTCACCAAAAGTAGCACCTTTATTCATAGCACCAACCATTACTTTTAAGTGTTTGATTGTGTGGTGTTTTGAGTGTCTTGCCATGGCATCTTGTTGACGTTTATTCAAAGAAGATACGTTGACTCCTTTTATCATTCTGGATGATTTTTTTGTTTTCATTGTTTAGTACCCGTAAGTTTTCTTTTTACTTCCTTTCATTTTAGATTTTTTTTTCTTTTTTCTAGGATTAGGCATATCTTTTCCTCTTTTTTGCTTTTCTCTTTCTTAGTAAATCTGCATCTGCTTTTCTTGCACCGCCTTTTCCAGTAGCAAAAGACCTAACTCTACCAGCAGCCCATTGATGTGCAGATACCCCGGTTCGAGAACCAGAACTGTAATAAGCTCCTAGCCCTCTTTTATAAACTTTTTCTAATGTAGATTTTGATATTCCACTTGATTTAGCATACTTGTTGATAACATCTTTTTTAGACATCTCTGCTCCTTGATTTAGATATTCTATTCATCATAGCTCTAGTTAGCTTGCCTTGTCTGTATAACTTAGCTGTTCTTTTTATCTCTTGCTCTCTTTTTTTTCTATTTTTTGATCCAGATAAGTATTTTAATGGAACGCCAGTCTTTGTTTTTTTTACTTTTTTGAATTTTCTTTTTGCTACCATTTTTTGCAACTCCAGTATCTAGGCGTTAATTTATTTGGTGGGTTGGTATCGCATTTGTGTCTTGCTCTAAATGATTTTCTTCTCTTGGGATTATTTTTTTTGATAGTCATATTAGGATCACCAAAACGAATCAGTTTTACTTTGCCTTTGTCTCTTGCTAACACCGCAAACTTTTTACTTTTGCCTGGTGTTCTTTTAGGCTTGTTGTATCCGCTAAATCTTTCGCCTCGATAAGTTACTGCCATAATTATTTTCCTTAACTATATCTTAGTTGTTAAATAATCCTTGTGACTGAGTTTTTGCAATTTGTCTTAATGTCTCTCTATCTCTTTCCATTACTGCATTTATCTCAGCAATATTAACTTGTGTGCCATACTTCGCATTTAACTCAGCAGCTTTTAGCCTGATATTGGCTTCTGCCTTATCCCTGTCTCTATCGTCATCCATAATAATCTTCATGCGATCTGTTTCTGCATCAACCATTGCTTTCTGTGCTTGCACTTGTGCTTTTTGCATTTCAGCTTGCGCTAATAACTCTGCTGCATCTGGTTTTTGCTGTTCTGGTTGTGGTGGCATAGGCGGTACTTGCGTATTGATAAACGATTGCGCATCTTTAAAGCCAGCCATCTCAATAATACGAGTTAATGTGTTGGAATACTGTTGCAAGCTAACCAGTGGGTTGTTTGCACCCATAGTTTGCAGTATTTGCTCTTGCTTGCCCGCAAGCTGTGCTAACAATGCAGACTTTTCTTCATCGCTAGACTTGCTTATTGCTACATTAACGACCATATCTTTGTCTGAGTCCCAATAACGCGGGTCAACCACTATAAATTTGTTATTTAATCTAAAAACTGACTCTGAATCTTGATGTTTTATCACTAAACCATTGACAAGTTTGAATAATTGTTGCATCCCACCTTCTGCAAAATGACGACAAATTAGCTCGATTCTGCCTTGCGCACCACTCATAGTGGCTGCTACTGCGGATTTAGTGGTGGATTGCAGTGCATCAGCGTTTAATCCAGCACTTGCTTTAGATACACCAGTTCTGTTTTCTTTGGATTCGTCTAAATATCCCAGAACAGGGAACGCCTCTTTACCAACAAAAGGCACAGAGAAAGGTTGCACCATACCGGGTGCTCTCATTCTGATAGGTTGTCCAATGTCAGTGTTTAATACATCATCAATATTGACTTGCCCTTCTACCACACCCATTCTTGGAAATATTGAGTGACCCAATGAATCCAATGTATCGCGCATAATCTGTGATTTAGCTGCTTGGATTGGTTTTAAGTAGTCTGCGGGGCAACTGCCAATAGAGGTGTGAGGTTCTGGATCGGGGCAGAACATAACGATGGGAAGGTCATCCCATGGCTCAACATGAAGTATATTTGCGCCATTACCAACTGTGCATACTCTCACCCTTTCGTCTATACCATCATCGTCTAAATCGTAAAAACAATAATGCTCTATGTATAGAACTTCCTTTGAATACTCAGAACTAGATGTAGGGTAAACATCTTCACCGAGTGGGTTTCGTGCTTCTCTTTCTGTGTAGGTATCAGCATCAAAAGACGACCCAGAACCCGCATACTCCTCTATTTCTTCCCTCTCATAACCCATAGCAACTAACTCAGAAACAGTTTTGACCATTCTATGTGCTACATAATGAGATGATTCTAAACTTCTTGCATCTCTTGAGATCAATACTTCTTCTGGTGGTACAGCTTCTATGCAAACCTGATTCTTTCTTTTTACCCTTCTGATTGTTAAGTCGTAACTTGCGGGTGATTCTTGAGTTATTTCTTCATTAGTTTCTGGATCAACCATAGTCATGGATTCCATTTTGACCGCTTCTTTTACCACTTCTACATCTTTATCCATGATTAAGGCTTGATATGACATAGGATCAATGTCTGTGTATTCGTGAGTTGTGGAACTCATAGTGTCATCCCAAAAAGCCTTGACAAATCCTGACTTTCTTACGAGAGCATCTTTAAAGGCATCATACATTACTTTAAAGCCGGGATTCTTTTGTTGGACGATATAGTTTATGTATTCAGTTTGTTGTTCTGCCACAGGAATATCCTCTGGACCATTGGGAACAAACTCAACAACCTTTTTAGTGCCAAAGAAAGTGCGCATGATTGATGGCAACATAAACAATATGCTATCTCTAACATCAGTCGATATAAACTCAGACTGTAAATCACTGGTATTATCAGGTTCATTTCCCAAGTAATACTCTGTGCTTTCTGCTCTTTCTTTGCCTATTTGGTTAATGTAATCTTCTGCATCATCTAACTCAGATCGAATCATACTTTGCAGTTTCATGTCTTGTGTTACTTTTGAATCTTTACCTTTGTCGTATTTCATAAGTTATCCAACTCTCAAAATTCTTGATTTTAATGGTTTTTTAAAATTATACCCCATAAATGATTGACTTCCACTAAATGAAGCTGCCGAACTTGCCATGGTAAGTGCTAGTGCATCGGCTCTATCGGGTGATTTAATGCCTCTTTTTTTCATCTCCTCTTTGGATTCAATCTTTATTTTTCCTGTTGAGGTGTATTTATAAATTGGTGCAACTAACTCTGCTACCAATTCATCATCATCCGGTAATCGACAATCTCTTTGAGATAACCAATCTTTTATTGCAAACCAAAGTTCAGCTCGCAAGTTTAAAAAATTCTTTTTGGTAGATGGTGATTCTGCCACATTCACACCGCGCACTGGCAAGTTCTGCTCTGACAGCCTATCCACTACCCCGCTACCTAGCCCAATCACATCCACTAATATCTCTTGCGGTTTTGTCATTACTGTTTCGTTATCATACTTGTTTTTTATCGCTCCGCATAGTTGCATTAAATCCATAGAGTTAAATGTTTTCATTTCCAGAACAGTGTTACCTTGTCGCACACACAAGGCAGAGTTATCTCCACCAAATCGCGCCACATCCACACCCCACACAATAGGCGCAGATGCACTCAAAGAAACTTCTCTATCAACTGCAGCTCTTGCAAGCTCCATAGGAATAATCGTATCGTCATCGGCACTTGGAAACTCACCTAGCACTTCCACTCTCGCAACAGTAGAATTTTCTCCGTATTGATCTAACATACTTTGGAATAGTTTTTGGTCTGTGCCTTCTACATCGCGCGAGTCTATTTGTTCGTTATGCCAGTATTTGCGCTTGGAATGAAAGCTATCGTAGAACGGCCCTGTATTTCTTCTTGGGTTAGAAAAGGTAAACCAGTATCTGTCTGCTGTGGGTTCGGAGAAAAATCCTTCCGACACTGAGTAAATGGGTGATGGAATACCTGATGCTTCGTCCATAATCAAGCATACTCCGTAGGTGGAGTGAATCCCGGCAAACGCATCTGGGTTTTCTTCCGACCAGAGCTGTGATTGCGCATAATAATAACCGGTGTCTATTTGTAGGTCGCGTATTAGTGCTTCTTCAAACCACTTCTCAGGTTTAAGTGAGGTGGCGGTTTTGTGAAACCAGTGTGAGTTGATAGATAGCGTTAGCCACTTACCGAGTTCAGCCCAGGTGCGGGAGCGTAGCTGTTGCTCGGTGTTGGCTGTGACGATGATGGTTGAGCCAAGGCGGGTGGAGAGCATCCATAGTATGAGCCAAGCAACTAAGGCTGACTTACCTATACCGCGCCCAGAGGCTAACGCCAATCTAAACATCTCAGGTATCTTTTCTCCTTGGTTTCTGTGTATGTGGTTTCCAATATCTCGCAAAATTTTTTCTTGCCACTTCCTTGGGCCTGTAAAACCTTCAAGGGGGGTGTTCTCTTGATTCCAAGGGAAGGCAAACTTAACAAAGTTTAGTGGACTGTCTTTGATGTCTATAGACCAAAGCTCAGTCATCAGTTGTTTTTCTTGTTCTGCTCCGTATTTCATCTTAGAAAGTAATAAAATTTTTGTTCAATAGATATATATAACGTACCAGTACCCCCGCGCGCAAAGGGGGGGTGTTTCGTTTTCCTTGCACCCACTCGCTTGCATGCTTGCGCGCGCTGTGGATAACTTTAGTCATCATTGTTGATAACTATTTTATTTGGTGCGGGTGGCAGTGTGCCGGGTGAGTGTGAGAGTGCTTGCTTGCGTGAACCGATGATGTCGGCCAAGTTTACATTGTAGTTCGTGGTTTGTTCGAGGCGATCTTTCCACGCGCCTACATTCTCATGTGCGCCTCGATTTTTGAGGAAGAATATTTGCGCTGCTGTGGATGGTTTCTCTCCATTACGACCAAGTGCGGAGTCGTAGAGCGCGTTAGAGACATCTCTGACTGCGTTGATCTTTCCTTCCTTTATAGTATCGCCAAAAATGACAGAATCTTTTTTCCTTCTTAACAGAGTACGCGGTGAAACTCCCAAGGATGTTGCGATTGCCTGGTCAGATAATCCAAGCCCGGCAAGATGTTTGATTTTTTTTAAGGTTTCTTTATCGCTTAAATCAATGCGCTTTCTTCCTAGTTTTGCGCGTTTTTTGGTAGTTTTTTCTTTCATAATGAAATTATTTTAATATCTGATAAGTACCTCACAAGCCCTATTATATAACGAATCGAGCATATTTTGGAATATATCACCATAAAAACATACATATATATATTTGCATTATATAAGGTACTCATTACAATTAACTTATCTTTTAATTAACGGGAGTAAAAAATGCAAGATATAAATATTAAAGCGTTAAATGAGTGCTGCGATAGAGTCTATAAAGATTCGCCAAAATTTGGTTTGCCTTGGCTGACAAAAAAATACATCTATCAAACTATTAGTATGTCTTTAGAACTTGCTCATGAATCTTTGGTGAGAGATGGAAGTAAAGGCATTGATTTTGAAGAACTTGCAAAATCTGATAACGCAACTTTTTACCATGATGTATGGGGTTGTGATAAGCATGTAAGCAGAGAGTATCCTAATGACTTGGGAGGTGGTTTTCTTCCCAGAATTTGCAGATAGTTAATCTTATCAAGCGCATCTATCAGGTGCGCTTCATTAAGATTAATTTTAACTAACGGGAGAAAATAAAGATGGACTATAAGAAACAAGAAATTAAACAGTATTTCAATGATTTTCTAAATGATGTTGATGAAGCATGGATAGAAGAAAACAAAGATGATTTGCATCATGAAGCTTTTAATACTGATTACTACATTATCGGTACATACCAAGCTAAAAAATGGTTAGGTGATATGACTTTTGATGTCATTAATCATATTAAAGATTATGAGCAATTTAATTTCGGTGAAGTAATCACAGATTTAAGCGATCCAGAGAGAGTGGTTAACATGTATACCTATATTATCGGTGAAGAAATTGTAGCCGATTACATCAATAACAGTTAAGCATATCGAGCGCATCTCTCGGGGTGCGCTCTATTATGTTTAATAACGGGAGAAAGAAAATGAAAACAGTAATTAAAGAATACAAGGTTTACGATTTTGATGACCTTGAAAAAGATGATGAACTATGCGAGAAGATACATCAAAAGTTTTGGATTGATAACGGAGATAATATTAATCCTTGGGCAGATGAAATTTTAGATAGTTTCAAAAAGTTTGCCGATACTTTAAATATGAAATTTGATTACTCATTATCAAATGCAGAATACCCCGATAGAGGTTGTTATATAAAATTAGATACTTCTGATTATCATTATATCGCACCAAACAAAAGAGCAGAACATATATCATCACTTCTAAAAGATTATGTGGGTAATGAATTTTATTATACTTGTGCTGCTTTAAAAGATTATGCAGATAAGTTGATTGCAGAATGGAATAAAGACTATTCAATAGATGACTTTGCATATGATATTCAAAATCGAATGTTTGACATGTGGTTTAGAGATAATCGTGACTACTTTTCTAAAGAATCATTTTTAATTCATGTTGAAGCAAATGAATATGAGTTTGATGAAAATGGTAATTTATTTTAAATGGAATTCTGATGAAAGATAAACAAATCCTAAAAGAATGGCGCGAGTTTAATAAAGTAGCAAAGAAGAAAAACTGTTCGCCAGAATTAAAGCGAGCAATAGAAAAATCAGACAACATCAGGTTAAAACTTCAAAAACAAGAAATAGAACCGCAAGCAATAGATGACTATTATATGGGAGTATCAGATCATGAATAAAACAGCATATATAAATCCGTTAAAAATAGGTGGTGGGCGCGTGAGGATTGCCAGTAATTCAATATCATGTATTTATAAGAATTATTACGGCCAGACTGTCATTGTATCGAATGGCTCAGAGTTCCTGGTAACTCCAAGCGTTGACGAAATATCTTATGATTTAAATAGGTCTTATAGAGTATGATTAATATTTTTTCTACAAACAAAAAATACAACATTATTTATGCTGATCCACCTTGGAGGTATAACGATACTAGAAGTGGTCCAGGTTTTAAAAATCCAAATGGTGCGGGTGGTGCAAACAAACACTATCCAACAATGTCATTAGAAGATATTTGTGCAATACCAGTAAAAGATATAACAGATGATAGCTGTATGTTGTTTCTTTGGTGCACTTCTAGTTTGTTGGATTATGGTTTTGAAGTTATAAAACATTGGGGTTTTACATATAAGACCATGGGATTTGTTTGGGTAAAAATGACAAAGGATTACAGCAAACCATATTCAGGCATGGGACATTACACAAATCAAAATGCAGAATTTTGCTTGCTTGGTTTGAAGGGCAAATATTGGAGAGAAGCAAGAAACGTAAAGCAAATAATACAAGAGCCTAGAAATAAACACTCTAAGAAGCCAGTAGAGATTAGAGAAAGAATAGTAAGTTTGTGTGGCGACCTACCTAAAATAGAACTATTTGCAAGAGAGACAGCCGAAGGCTGGGATAGTTGGGGTAATGAAATAGAGTGAAAAAAGCAGCAATATTAAAAATTAAAAAGATTAATAAATCTAAATACAAAATATGTTCTGGTAAAGTTTTTGTTAGCCGGGCATTGGCAGTCAAATATTTAAGTCATTTAAACCAAAAGGAAGTAAAACAATGTCAGAAAGTTTAGATTTCAGCACAGATTGCGAAGAGTGCGGTGAGGAATTAGAACCAAGTGAAAGCGGAAATTGGTATTACTGCGAGGAATGCGATAAGTCATGGTTCGTTACAGAGTTATACACTTATTAAAATATCATGTAATATAAATAAATGAGTTACTTAAATGATTTAAAAACTATGATATACGCAGAGCCTTTAACAGAAACAGAAAAAGACTCACTAATAACTAAAACTGAGATTATTTTAAGAGACACAGAAAATATGAATACTAATGAAAAAATATTAAATATTTTTACTAGCTTTAAAAACTTAGATTTAAAAGATAAACAACTGGTTATCGATTCATTGATCAATTCTTTTAATAATCAAAGAAAAGAGATTGAGGAAAGCAGCGCAGAGGAATTATTGAGACAAAAATACATGAGGAATAAAAATGTCAAATTATAAATACGTTAAAAACTATGAAAGCAAGCAAAAAGAAAAAGGATTAAAAAGGCAAAAAGCATGGATTCCTGACACTGATGAAGATAAAAAATCTTTCCTAAACTTTGCAAAGCAACTCAGGGACAACTATCTATCCAAGCAAAGCAATTAATTTCAAGTGTGTTAAGGGCGCATTTACATCTCCCTGGGCGCTCTTAGCACACACCCCCTACCCTACCCCCTACCTACCACACATTCAGCCCTCAGAACTCAATATAAAGCTTAATCCAACGATTAAAAAGTGTTTCTTAAAATACTTCCTCGCTACCAACCGCTTATGCGCCTTCCGCACTTCCCCCTCTTCCACTATCCACAACACCCCCGCATCCACCAAGTTCTGAATACTCTTTCCAACTGTAGTGCGATTCAATCCACACATCTTACTCAAATACCCCACTGCATCCCTACTGCTCATACTTTGCACCCTGAATCGCTCGCATAAACAATACAGCACCACCTTATCGGAAGCGTTTAAATCTTTTCTATCGAGATGTAAGCGATAAATTCTCCACACCGCTTGCTTGATCTTCGAGAATGAATATTGCGAAACTGCATAGCGCACACATCCGCTTGCTTGCTCATTACTCGGAACTCCACTTTCAATCCACCAATACTCTTTCACAATATCTCTCCCTAAATACTAAATCCCGGATTAATGAACTTGATTTCATTCTATTTCCTCTAATATTTCTTTTCTGTATTGCAATAATGCGTCACCTCTTAACATAATATTTTGTGATTTATTTTTATTTCTTTTTCTCCAAAAGCTTGAGTCTTTCTTCTTCGTGCTTGGTTGCATAACCATTGATTCATCAACTGTATCTCCAAACATATCTGCGGTTATTTGTTTAAACCACACATTTATATCTCTCATTCTCCTTACACCGCCTAGTTTTATATCAATGCACTTAAAACCCATCATTTTCCAAAAACTATTTGCTGCAATATCAGAACCGCAACGCAATGATATGCCTTGTGCGTTGATTAACTTTCCAATGTCCTCTAATGTTCCAACCAAACCAGCCCCATACCAATTACCCCTCAGATCATATTCGATACAGGCTTGATGAATTTTTATTGGTTTATAAACCTCAATGCTTCCATGATATAAGTATCCAGCGTGTTGTTTGTTGACTAAGGCTAATAGCAATCTTTTGTTTTCAACCTCTCTTTCAAAAACTACTTTAGGATAAAAAGATAAATCTTCTGCGTTCTTTTTTTGTAAATAATCAATAAAAACCAAGTCGTTTTTATCTGCGTATCTGATTTCAATCATGTTATCTCCTATAGGTCTAGGGTGGGAAGATAGGAGAACAAACCCACCCTAGCCTTTTGGGTGACGATATTGTCTAGAACGGTATATCGTCTTGGGGGTTATCTTCTGCCACTGGCTCATCAAAGCTAGGCTCCTCAAAAGCACCGTTCGGTTCATTCTTCTCGAACTCATCCGACTCGACCCATTTGACCAAAGTAAACTGAGGCACTCGTGTATTGCCTTTGCCTATTTTGATCGCCTCAGAACCCGTGTATTCAATCACGGGAAACTTGCCCACGTTCTCTGCTTGTTTGGCATGTATCTCGGTGTAGACGTTCTCAAAACCAATGTTTGATCCAGTGGTAGTGGTTGACCATGAACGCATGCCTTCCTCTTGGATAAACATGTCCACTGAGAAACCACGTTTGAAGTTCATCTTCTCTTCTTCCGTGTCACCTGGTCTGATGGATCTTTTGCCAAGGGCTTCATCCCAGTGCCATTCAGGGGCTTCTCCTTTGGTGATTTTGCCCCATCCTGTTTTCACAGAACTTGGGTTCAAGATAAAGTATTTCAAATCCACTTCATCGTCTTTGCCGACAAACCATCCATTAGTAGATGGCATGTATCGGATGAACAGCTTGTCATCTGCTGCATCGTTTAGTCCTAATAAACTCATTTTCTTCTCCTTATAAATTATTAGTGATTAAAATTACGATGGCCCCCAAAAATAGAGCGACCACCACCCGTTTAAAATCTTCAAACTTAGGATTCATTCTTTGCCTCTTGTTTTAAAATCGCATTGCCAATGTGGTATGCAATCTGTGGCACGATGGAGTTACCCAATGCCTTTAATCTGTCTTTGCGATATTGATTCTCTGTCGTGACTCTTGCTATGTCAGGCTCGTTGGGAAAGCCCTCATGAGAATCCAAAGTGAATTTGTCTTTATTATCGGGATCGGTATAGCCCTGACCATAACCCATCAGCCATTCCACCCAATCGGGGTTGAGCGAGCCTTTCACTGCATCTCTTCCACCTTGTTTATCGATAACAATCGTTGTCAGTGATTTTTGCGACCCCTTTTTACCCGTGTCTCGTCTTTGATAACCAAGTCTTGCCTCATGTGCTGCTGGTGTCGGCAACATTTGTACTGCGCCTGAGAGTCTTACATTACCTTTCGTCCTGGTATTCTCTTTCTCTGCTGCTGCATTGCTTCCAATACAATTCGGTCCATCCATTGCAGTAGGTGTTGGCCACATTCTGACTGTATCTGCCAAGTTGAGACTGTGACTGTCTTTTCCATCTTTTGTTTTTCTTCTGTTTGTATGTGTCAATTCCATGTCTTTATGCTCGAACTCCTGAGTTGTTGGGGTCGGAAGCATCTTCTTTCCTTCCGATGATCCAGACTCGGTCTCTTCGATGGGGTGCTTGCACACTGCAAGCTGGAATAACAAACGATTGTGTGGCGTAACCTTCGGCTTCCAAGTCAAAACACACAAGGTCGAGTGCCACGTTGATGAAGCCACCAACGTTTTCGATAACTGCATAAGTGGGTTTTTTTTGTTTAATAATTTCAAGCATGAACGGCCAGAGATGTCTGTCATCTTGCGTTCCTTTTTTCTTTCCCGCAACACTCCACGGCTGACAGGGGATCCCACCGCAGATGAGGTCAAAGTAGGGAATAGTTCTGATTGTTTCTTCGTCATTGGCTAACTCTTTTAAATCGTTAAAAATTGGTATTCCTGGAAAGTTCTTTTCTAAAATGTTTCTGCAAAATGGGTCGTATTCACAAAAGGCGACCGTTTCAAATCCACCTGTGGCATGAAGCCCAAGTGAGAACCCGCCGATGCCAGAACAAATGTCAAAGACTCGCACAACTAATGCACCAAACCTTTGAACTCTTTGTATCGATCCACGAGCCAAAAGAATCGTGTGTCCACATAGTCCTCGTATTCCAATGGTTCTTTGTCTTGCGACTTACAGCTCTGAACATAGCCTTGATAGAAGTCTTTAATAAACTCCAAGAACTCTGCGAAATCGCCTTTGTCATCACTGCTCATGTTTCGCCTTTATATAAGAGATGAATGGGTGCAAGAATTTATCGAAATCCATGCGTACAAAATATTCGTTGAACTCAGGTTGATGCTCTCTTTCTGTGATGAACATCATCAAAGGGAATTGCACCTCTGATTGTTGTCGATCAAATCGGTAGATGAGTAGGGGTATGGCGTTTTGATAATCGGCAGCTTTCGTGACTTGATCCCACCAAGCGGTGAGGGGTTTGTTGCCTTTGGCATATCGTTTGCACTCAATCACAAAACCATAGTCCTCGAGACCAACGAGATCGCCTCGGTCTCTTTCCTGATATTGTGCTAAATCACGTTGTACTTTGATGGGTAAATCTGCCATGTAAAAAGCCTCGTTTAGAATGAGCGCAACTTCTCTTTCAAAGTTATGGCCCTTCGTTCTGCTTTTTTTTGACATGCGCAAATCTCCTATCTTTTGCTGTTATTTTTCACCGTTTTCAATTTTCTCGGCTTCTTCTCTGATTGCTATTTTGAGTATGCTTTCCACTACATTTTTAATGCTGCGCCTCTGAAAGTCCGCTAAACAAAGGATTTGAGCGTGTAGCTCTGGATCAACCCATAGTGCTTTGTATTGTGGTTTTTTCATAATTTACAACTTGAAAAAGATGACCCAATAGTACTTGTAATTTCTATATATGTCTATATAGTCAATAGAAATAGAACAATACTTATACATAAAAAATACATAGGAGAACGAAATGGAAACACTCAATAAAGCCTTTGAGCTTTATGTGTGCGACCTCAATCGCCGTGAGAAGAAAACTGTATCTTCCATGCAACGAATATGGTTGAGACACATCAAAGACACATTGGGCAAAAAAAACATTAAACGCATCAAGCGAATGGATGTGGTCGATTTATTTTACGACATCAGCAAAAGTGGAAAGGGCATTGCCAACCGTTGCATCGGCATCATGAGTTGCACCTTTGACATTGCCATGCGATACGAAATGGTCGAGCAGAACCCATGCAAGGGCATCAAGAGACACCCTGACATTAAACGCAAAAGATATTGCACCCAAGACGAACTAAAACGCATTTTCAGTGCCTTGGAAACCGAGAAACAAAACCCACGAAATCGAGCATCGGCACAGTTCATTGAGTTGTTGATCTGGACAGGTTGCAGAAAGGGTGAGTTGGCATCTGCCACATGGAATGATTTGCACGGCAATCACATCATCCTTGAGCAACACAAGAGCGATGACCACGATGGCCCTAGAGTGATTCATTTGAACGATCAAGCCATGGCAGTCATCAATTCATTGCAACGCACAGGCACGAAATTGCTGCCTGTAAACAACCCCAAAGGACTGTGGAAGAAGATCAAAGCACAAGCCTCGATTGACGATTTGCGACTGCACGATCTGAGACACACGTTTGCGACACAAGGATTGCAAGCGAACCTGACATTGCCTGAGATCGGCAACTTGCTCGGACACAAAAACCCCATGACCACGATGCGATATGCACACGTCATGGATGAAACCGCCAAAGAAAATGTGAACGATATTGGCAACAAGATATTCAATTCAATACAATCATCATAGGAGAACAATATGACAAAAGATGATTACGCAGATGTCGGCAAGGTGAAAGTAGGGCGCACCACTCGGTTCGTGACTTACTACATCAGTGACGATGACATCGAAGAAAAACGCATCCAGCTCAAGGAAGCGACCGATCCACCCCTTCGTGATAAGGGCAAGACACGACACATATTAAAGGAATACATCGAAGAAAAATCGAGGAATCCTTATCACATGCCAAAACTCGAATTGGCAATTAAATATGCAGTCAGAAACAAAGCCAATATATTGAGTCCAAAACTCGGTTCCAGGATCAACAACTTAAAGTTTGTGAGCCTAATGTTAGAGGCATACAACAAGTATGGCCTAAAATTTGCAGCACTCGACATTTGGGGTATTCATTGGATTCCGATGGACATGATGGCAAACATCGTGGCACAGAATCGCAAAAAGATTTCTCGCAACACGAAGAAAGCAATGGCAAAACTGAAAGCCAAAGGCATGAAGTTTGGCAATCCAAACATCAAGGAAGCCACCCAAAAAGCCTCGGAAGATCACACCAGACGAGCCAATGACTTTGCGGTCACGATGCGCCCTGTGGTGAAGAAGATTCAAAAGAGTGGGGCAAACACCTATCAAGACATTGCCAACCGACTCAATGCCGAGGGCATCAAATCACGCTATGGAAGAACCTGGTACGCATCAAACGTCAGGAATCTATTGTTAAAAATTAAGGAGTTGTCATGAACCCCAAAGAAATAAAAAGATTGGCAAGACCCCATAAAAAATCCAATGATGAAAAAAGTATTTTGTATGATTCATATTTTGATTATCCATCAAAACAGCTTGAGGTATTTGAAAAACTTTGGAAAGAAAACAAAAGAATTAAGTTCCCAACATTTAGTACATATGTAATGTGCTTGGGCTTAACGATTCTGTATATGGCTCAAACAAGATCAGCCACTACTGCCGATCTAACAAATGCATTTAAAAAATCAATAAATGGCACGACCATTCCGCCTGA